TCCGCAGGACTCTCGGCTTCAGCGTCCGGAGTTTCTGGGTGGTGGTAAAACCATGGTGACTGTGAATCCGGTTGCTCAGACGGCTCAGACGTACACCGCGGCCGCTGGGACGGATTTCGCGAAGACCGTTCTTGGTCAACAGGCTGCGAACGCGTATATCGCGGCGACAGACCATGGTTTCTCTCATTCGTTCCCCGAGCATGGTATCGTGATGGGGATTGGTTGTGTTCGTTCCGATCTGACCTATCAGCAGGGTGTGGAGCGGAAGTGGCGCCGGCGGTCGGCGTTCGACTTCTATCGCCCGGAGACTGCGAATCTGGGTGAGCAGGCGATTCTTTCTTCGGAGATTTACTGCGATGGATCAGCGGCAGATGGGGACGTATTTGGTTATCAGGAGCGATGGGCGGAATATCGGACGCGTCTTAGTCGGACGTCAGGTTACCAGCGTTCGGTGCTTGGAGCTGGTGCGACCGGTGTGCTCGACATGTGGCACTTCGGAGAGAAGTTCGCTTCCCGCCCTACGCTCAATGGTACGTCTTTCCTGCCGGATCTCGCCCCTGTTACGCGAGTTCTGACGACGACGGCGCCGTATTTTTCGGCGCAGTTCATCGCCGATGTGATGTTTGAGACGACGTTCGTTCGTCCTCTGCCGATGTTTTCGGTGCCGGGTCTTGGAGCCCGGCTGTGAGTGTGCGTCCGGAGGATGCTGCGCAGGTTTCGAAGGGCGGTCGCCCTTGGTGGTTGGAGCCGGCTATCGCGGTGGGTAGTACGCTCGCCGGCTCTGTGTTGCAGTACAAGCTGTCGTCGAAGGGAGCTAATACAGCTCACCAGCGCGAGGTGCAGGATCTGCAGAAGGCCGGGTTGAACCCGGTCTTGTCGGTTATGGGCGGCCGTGGAGCGGCCGCCCCTGACGTTCCGGACTTCGGTGAGTCTGTTTCGAAGTCGGCTGCTAATGCGCTGGCTCTTTCTCAGATGCGCGCGAATTTGGAGTTTACGCGCGCGAATTCTGCTAAGGTTGCTGCTGAGACGACGGCGCTTGGTATCGACAACGCGACCCGGGCTGGTAGCCAGGAGTCGGAAATTCAGTTGTCGAGGATGCGAGCTAGGCTCGCGGAGTTGGACGTTCAGACTCGTGAACGTCTTTTCGATACGGCCATTGCGAAGGCGAAGGCCGAGCTTGTTCAGACGCAGGCGAGCGCAGCGTCGTTGAAGGCGCGTGCGGAGCTCGATCGTCTGGCGGCCGTTGGTGCTGGGAACATCGCGAAGTTGGAGAAACGTCTTGGTGAGTCTTCTCCTGCGATGTTGCTCGTGTTGAAGTATCTCAACACCCTTTTGCTTGCGAGGTGATGATGCCTTTGACTTGGCAGGAACAGCAGCAGGCGATCGCCGATGATTTCCGGCAAGCGCCTGGTGGTCGTACTCGGTTGTTGGAGTTTGCTGAGGATTCGGCCGTGCCTGGGTTGAAGGCCGATAGTGTGTCTGATTTGATGGCGTCGGTGGATTCCGACGATTCGCCTGTTCAGCAGGCGTTCAAGGATGAGGTGGACGTGAATACGATCGTCCGCCGGTTTGGTGTTGGTCAGTTGGAGGCGCGCGGTGTGATGGGCGTCTATGCTGACTTTTCGGGCATCCTCGATTATGAGGATGCTTTGGAGCGAGTGGCGGGAGCTCAGGAGCGTTTCATGAAGTTGCCGCCTGAGGTTCGTGACCGGTTCGGGAACGATCCAGGGCGGCTGATTGAGGCGGCGAATCTCATGTCGGAAGACGAGTTCGCGCGCGTGATGGACCCACCGAAGGTGGAGGTGCCACCGAAGGTGGAGGTGCCGCCGAAGGCGGCGGAAAGCCCGGCTTCCTAGACGGGCTGAAGCACCCCCACGAACAGCGGGGGTGCGGTTTTAAAAAAACCGGAATGTTCGGTTTTCCCCCGCGGGCTTCCCCGGCGGGGGTTTTTCTTTGTCTGGACGGAGTCCTGGGCGCCGAAGGCGCCTATTGCCCGGAGGGCTAGCCCCGGTTTGCCGGTGGCTATTTGCTCACGGAGTGAGTGGTTCTGCCAGCGTGCCGCGAGCGAGCAACGCGTGCGCGCGCGCGCGCTTTCGCGCGTGCGTGCGCGCGAGCTATGCGAGCGGCCTAGTAGCTGGTTAACCGGTATGTGGTACAACTGTAGTTGTTCTTCCCCCTTCCGCTTGCGGAGGGGGGCAGGGGGGTAGGCATACATATCTCTTGTCCTATGTATGCTAGCTGACATAAGTTGTCAGCTATGGCTCTCCAGATAGAGGTTAGCTCGGTGTTGGAGAGACTTTTATCTGCGAAGCAGATTGACCTTTTTCAAGAGGAGGTGCCGCGTGCGGAGGAGTGTGAACAAGGGCCATTCGGCCCGTCGGTTCAACAAGCAGGCTCGGAAGACTCACGTGCTGAACGTGAGGCAGCCCCCTCGGGGCGGATTTAGGTTCTGAGCTGCAATCGCCCTTATCAGGCCTGGCAGAGGCCGTCGGGCGGTCGTCCGTCGTTCCGGGTCCCAACGGGGCCCGGTTCGATGGACGTTAAGTTCATGGAGCTACCATGCGGAAAGTGCATGGGGTGTTATATGGCGAAGGGTCTGATGTGGAAGACCCGTATTTTACATGAGGCGAAGTGCTGGTCGTCTTCGCTCATGTTGACGCTTCAGTATCGGGACGACGCGCTTCCGGCGTCGTTGTCGTTGGAGTATCGTGATTTTCAGTTGTTCATGAAGCGTGTTCGCGCCGAGCTTGTCGGCGTGGATGAGTCAGCGGACGGGCGACGCCCGATCCGCTTTTTCGTTGCGGGGGAGTATGGGGGAGAGACGGCTCGCCCCCATTGGCACGCCATCCTTTTCAATTTTGAGTTGAAGGATGCGCGTTGGTGGATGCGACACCGTAAGGGTCGCGAGTTGCGCGTGGGTCACTCCGAGCTCGCCGAGGAGTTGTGGACACACGGTTATGTCGAGTTGGCTCCGGTCAACGAGAGTACTGCGGCCTATGTGGCCGGTTACGTCAACAAGAAGGCAGAGCGCCGTTCCGCGGATGCTGTCGATCGGTTGACGGGCGAGGTGTACGAGCGTCGCCCAGAGTTCCAAAAGAGTTCGAACGACCCGGGGATCGGGTCTTTCTGGTACGATCGTTTTGGTGCAGATCTGTGGCGTGTGGATGGTGCACTTGTGAACGGGAAGCCAGTTCCGGTGCCTCGTTACTATAACGAGAAGTTGAGGCGCTCCGATCCCGAGGGTTACGAGCGGATTCGGTTAGCGCGTGTTGCTCGGGCGCAAGAGCGCCCGGAGGAGGAGAGTTCCCTTGAACGGCGTGCTGTTCGGGAGGAGGCGGCACGCCTCCGTCAGGCTCATTTGGGTAAGCGTGGTTTGTAGTCTCACTTTCATTTGGGGAAGAAAGGATGCGTCTTTTCAGCTTGCTGGATACGGCGGCCCGGGAGTTCGGGCCGGTGATGGTGTTTCAGAATGACGCGGTGGCTCGTCGTTGGTTGCAGGACAATTTGCCCCCGTCCGGTTTGGAGCGGCGGCGGGCGTATGATTTCGTTCTGTACAACCTCGGCTCGATGGACTTGTCGACGGGTGTGATCGCGTCTACGGTGCCCGAGGTGGTTTCTTCGTTGTCTGTGATCCTGGAGGCGAAGCCTCCCACACTCGAGGAGATGGCCGATGGCGCTAGGTAGGCATCCGATGGTGGACCCCTCTCGGCAGATGATGCAGCCGAAGAGTGGTGTCCCTCGGTCCGCGTTTTCGACGCGGGATTTTCATAAGACGACGTTCGGCATCGGTAATTTGGTGCCGTTTTTTTGGGAAGAAGTTCTTCCCGGTGATTCGATGCGCGTGCATATGTCCGCGCTTATTCGTCTGGCGAATCCGATAACTCCGGTGATGGATAATTTGTATTTCCAGACGTTCTTCTTTTTCGTTCCCAATCGGTTGATCTGGTCGCATTGGGAGCAGTTCATCGCGGGTCCCCAGGATTCGTCGGATACGACGACGTATCTGGTTCCGCAGATTCCTGTGGTGAATGCAGACACTGCGCCCGGTTCTTTGGCCGATTATCTCGGTCTGACGGTGAATGGGTCTGCGAATTCGATTGATGTGCAGGCGCTGCCGTTTCGTGCATATGCGATGATCTGGAACGAGTGGTTCCGTTCTCAGCAGCTGCAGGCGAAGGTGGCGGTGCCTACGGGTGATGGTCCGGACTCGATGAGTTCGTATGGCGTGTATACTGTGTCGAAGCGCCATGATTATTTCACGTCGGCGCTTC